CCAATAGGTCTCTTGCGACAGATCCCCACGTTCACGGGCCTTTTCGATGGAATCTGCGCCCGTGTCTTCCTTGAGCGACAGACTGAAATCCGTATTGACCGAGACAACCGGCTCCGCATTTGATTTCATCCATCTGGCTGTGAGCGCCAGACCGTTTTCAAGCGTGTCCTTCAGGTTCAGCGCCCATGCCTCAACCACCGTATGCGCCTTGTCCCCGGCAAACGCGGCTGTAATCGTGGTGATGTTGCCGGACTGAGCGGTCAGGGGCTGGCGTCCCAGCTCCCTTATCTGCGCTTCCGTTGCCTTGACCATGTGGTCCGCAATGAAGGTCAGCGATGTTGCAGCGGGCTCGATCACCTCCCACTGACCGTGGCGTCCTTCATTGCCCATCGGAGCGTAAAGCACTGCCATAGGCCCGACCGGAACAGATTGAATCTTGCCGTCATCGCCCTTGGGCGGCTCAACGCCATTGCCTGCCAACATCGGAAAGCAGGTCATTTCCGCCGCGTGATCCAGCCCGCTTTCATATTGATAATGCTTGATCTGCAAATGCGCGGCGTCCTTCAGAGGTGGCCGGACCTTCCAAGACGCGCCAAGCCGCTTGCCCGCGATGAACGGAACAAGCGGAATTACATCAATGGTCATCTGCCCTTCGGCAATCACGATCCATTCGGACCCGACGCCGTTGGTCTTCTCCCGCTTTTCATGGACGGCCCAGGTTGGCGCACCGGCAGAAACCGCATTGCCGCTCTCGTCATAGGCCACGGCCCGGTCAAGCACCCTCACCCGCTCCTTGGTGATCTCGCCAAAACCATCACGAATGACAGTGTCTTCCCTGATCCTCACATGAACGAACTGATCCTTGCCGCCAATGCGCTCTGAGTAGGCCGCAAGCAGGTTCAGCGCCGGGATATGCACCCAATAGGGTCTTGCTCCGATTTCGCGCTCCTGCGCCTTTGTCGCGCCCTCTGGCACATCCCGTGTGTAATCCACCATCAGCCAGCTTATGGCGTCGGCAACGCCTGCATGAAACAGATCGGCGGCGAACACATGCAGGTGATTGCCCTGCCCGTCGATATCTTCCAGAAGCTCGTCAATGGCATCGTCTGAGCCATCAACCGTCAGCTCTTGTTCAAACGGTTTTGACGACAGGGTTTCAACGATGTCCCCGAAGATATTCGTAAACTTGGCGTTGCCGCGCCGGTACTCGTAATCGCCTTCGGTCTCGTTCGGGAACTTGGGCAGATAGGTTGTTCCCGCCGCCCGCATGGTATCCGCCCCGCCAAGGATGGCTGCGATCATCTGCCAATAGGGCATCATCGCCGCATGATCAGAGGACGGCGTGTCCGGTGTTTTCATGTCCGTCATCTGCGGTTTCCGTATGTTCCGAATTGTGCTGTCGGTTGCGGTGCCTCACGCGGCGCAAACGCCATGACAAACCCATCGGCCAAGTTGGGAGACGGCACCTCGCGCTTTTCGAGGTCCTTCTTGCTCTCCACCTTGGACTTGCCCCTGTTGTCGTAGTCCTTGCGCGGCGTTGCCAGCTCATCAATCAGCGCGTCGAGATGGTTGCAATCACTGCAAATGCTGATCAGCTCGTCTTCCCCGAACCGCTGACCGTTGTGGACCGCATTGAAAGTATTGCGGAAACGGCGGGAGACTTCCCACCATGCTTGTGCCTTCAGGTTGGCGTAGAAATCCCCGTTCTTGGGCGAACGCTCGTCTTTCGGATCGATCCGGTCCAGCTTGTTCAGGACTTCTCCGGCAGCATTGAACTTGTGATACGCGATCCTCGTTTCGGTTGCCGCGTTCAGCTCCTTGAAATAGCTGCCCGCGAACGCCCCCAATCCGATGCAGTCATAATCAATTTCGGCCTCAAGCTGGCGTGCCAAGGCATGAACCCGCCTTGCCGACTTGATCAGCTCGTCCTCTCGCGCCTTCCACTGGTCAACGTGGGTGGCGACAATCCCGTGCGCTGCGACGGTCGCGTTCTTGTCCGCCCCGTCATCCGCGACATCAAAGCCGATCCGCTTCTTTCCTGATGGTGTGATGCCCAGCTTCTTGTGCGCGTCGATGGCCGCCAGAACCCACGACCGCTTGATGATCACCTGATCATCATCTTCTATCGGCTCACCGAGATAGATATGCCGGTATTCTTCCTCATCCTCTGCCCGCTTGGCTGCGATCACATCCAGGATGGTTTGCGAGAGGAAAGGATTTTCGGTGTAATTGATCTTGCGCTTGATGGTCTTCGGCGGTGTGTTGACCACAAAGCGCCGATAGACAAAATCCGTGACAAGGCGCGGATTGAAAATGATCCAGAATTGCGAGCCCTCGCCCCGCAAGGTCGGCTCCAGAATGTCCCATTGCTCTTTCGTGAGGTTATGCGCCTCTTCGATCCAGCAAACGTCGACCCCTTCCAGCGACTTGATCTCGTCAATATGCCGCCACAGGCCGTAGAACAGGAATTCCGAACCCGTGGCATCATGCTTGATCGAGTTGTTCGTGATCGTGAACTGGTCACCTAGCCCGAACCGCTCGATCTGCGTTTTCAGAAGCGTGTAGACCGATTCCGAAATCTTGTTCTGGAACTGCCGGGTGCACAGGAACCGGATACGGTAGTTCGACGCCAGAAAGATTGCGAAGCCTGCCGCGTCCCACGATTTGGAGCTGGACCGCCCGCCATAGAGGACCCGGTTGCGGGCTGGTGCTTCCCAAAAGCTCCTAAGAGCCGGGTTCAGTGTCGGGTTTGATACTGCCGCCATAGAAATCGTTCAGTGTCTTCACCTTCACCGGCCCGCCGTCAGGTCCGGAATGCTCGTGACGGTCGGTAAACATCTTGAGGTATTTTCCAAGATGGCCCCATGCGGCTACGCGTGCGGCGTGTGTGCCGCCCTTCTCTGCCGGAAGGGTCGCCTCTGTCTTCAGCCCCCGAAGCACCTCAGTAACCGTTATTTCGGCTTCCTCGCTGCGTTCTTTCGTGGCGGATGCAATAGCCTCGGCGATCAAAGGTTTTCTAAGGTTCTCCGCGCCCATCTGCTGAGCCGTTTTCTGACTATACCCGGCGCGGATGGCTGCCTGTGTGGCGTTTAGGTCACGCAGATATTCCTCAACAAATCGCTGTTGCTTGGCGTTGAGTTTTTTTGCGTTTGTCATATCGATCTGCCAAAATACAAGTTGCTTGTATGTTCACCCGAGCGATCATCAAAGTTACTTGGATAGCGCGAGGTCGAGAATGCCGCCCGAAACCTTCGCAGACTGGCTATTCGACATGAAAGCAGCCGGTCTTGCCCGTTCCGATGCCGATTGCGCCCGGTTGCTTGGCGTCTCTGCCAATTCAGTGGCCGCGATGAAGCGCAACGGTACGGATCATCGCACTGCCCTTGCTTGCAGGGCTCTCCTGCATCGTATGGAGCCGTATGCGTGAGCCCGTTTAATTCGCGTGTTTTTGCGGATTTATGCAATTTAAGGGTTGCAAAATCAAACTGAGTTACATAAATTAAAAGACATAGAGAGACGGAAACGGCCTCTCGAACCGCCCCGGCGGCACCGGGCTTCCTGATAGGAGAAACATCATGTTCTATATTGTCGAAAACACTTATGTTGGTCCTAACCAGAACGAAGACAGCTATCTGGACTGCAACACTATTGTCATTCAGGAAGAACCGGCCCTGACCAATATGAGCCGCGAGCCTCGCACAGAGGGGTGGTGCGGGACAACGAATGACTGGTCAGTAACAGCCCACGGCGCGTATGAGAGCCTGTCTGATGCGCAGGCTGCTATTGGCCGCATCTTTGGTGAAGTCCGCTTTGCGGAAACGGAAAGAGGCTGCGGGATCGTTGAAACGTACAAGCCCGGAAAATTCGAACCCCTCAGCGTTGAGACAACCGGCATCTGGGCGGTTGAGAATGACGACATTACAGCCGATACCTCTGATGAACGGATCGAGGAACTTGTAAACGAGTACGAAGCCATCGCGAATGGCGACGGGCAGACCCTCCACTCCTGCCTTGAGCGCGATATGCGCGCCCATCGGGACAACCTGCGCGATGAACGGGACAATGACGAAGCCGACGACTAAAGCCCTCATTCACCTGCGTGTACCGGCGGCCACAAAAGGCCGCTGGGTTCGCGCTAGCCGCGCCGCAGGCATGCGGCTCACCGACTGGATTACCCACGCCGTGGAGACGAACATGCAACAACAGCTCAGCACTGTTAAAATCCCTAGCGGCCTTGACTTTTCCGCCCTCAATCTTGCCCGTGATCCAGACGGCGCGGTCAGCCTCGACATGTCCGTGATCGAGCAGATTTGCGGTTTCAACGGCTTGCCCGTCGAGCTGTTCACCGATGGACCGGAGGATAATCTGTCCGGTCTGATCGCCACATGGTACCGCGCTCATATCGCCGCAGGTGGTGCCCCGGACCCGGTGCAGGAAGACCTGATCAGGGAAACGGAGATTGAAGACGCAGCAGGGCAGTCAGTCAGTCACCATCCGGGGAAGGCGTGACCATGACCGAAATGCTCCCCGAATCCGTCATCAAATGGCTGGCAGAGATGCGGGCTCGCGGCTACACCCAGCAGGACTGCGCCGAAAAGCTCGGTGTCACGCCGACCGGTGTCAGCAAAATGAAGCGCAATGGATCGACCAGACAAACCGCCCTCGCCTGCGCTGCCTTGCTCAATGATCTTGAGCCCTATGCGTAAAGCCGGTTAACCTCACTCTTTCCTGCATTTGCCGGTCAACCGTGGAATAGCCATGACCTCCACCCAAACCCAATTCACATGGCGCAAGTCATGGGAAGACCGCCCCAATGACGGCACCGGTACACACAAGACAGATCCTGAACTAACCGCCCGTGTCTATCTCGAACCGGGAGGAAAGCAATGGTACTGGGTGGTCAATTCATGGCGCAAGGTTGATGCCGGTTTGGCCCCGACCAAGGAGAGCGCCATCAGGGCCGTTGATCGCGCAGCCGCAACCTATCTGGACAAATCCGAAGGTTAACCTGCCTCATGTGCAGAACCTGCGCGGAATTTTGGCAAAAACCTCTCGCGGTCGCTCCTCGATAACTTTCAGAACTGTTTCAGTCTCACCGCGCATGATCAGATCGAGAGGTGTCTCCCCGTTGAGCTGATCATTAGGCCCGTCCAGCCATACCACCCACTGACTCGTCGGTATGCCGTGGTCATGATGCGCTGCACCGACCCGCCCAAGCAAATCTTCCAGTGTAATTGCCATGCGCACCCCCTTCGTCAGGCAGGTACATTCATAGCACAACCAGAGCGATATTAATAACAGAAAACTTCATCTAAATCGAAGCTCTAAAATTTCAAACCAAAATACAACTCAAATGCAATCTATTGTTTAGGTTTACTATAACACTCAAGTAACGCTGCGTGAGTATTTTAATACTGCCCGGTTTTGTTTTCCACTGAGGGAGGCGGCTAGGGGGCGGCAGTTGTTGGCGTGTAATTTGCCGGGCTGCACCGATGCCGTAGGAGGTTTTTACGGGGGCTATTCATAACCGTTTTCACGGTCAGGAAGTCTTTTGCCTTTCTCTTTCGCCGTCGCTCTACGAATAGGAGCGAAATATGGCGCGAAACAAATGCCGGGATTGCGAACTGAACAACCTGGATCTTTTGGAATTCTGCGATGATCTGCATGATTGCCTGAGCCAATCGGCCCGACACGCATTGGTACTCAGCAAATTTGCCGAAACTTTTGACCAGCAACAGTCTGCCGAGAGGCTGAAGCGCATTCAAGAACTGTTGTCCGAAGCTTCAGCGTTAAATGAGTATATAGACGCAGACCTTTACCGGTGCCCGGTCAGCAAACCACCAAGAAAGACACGCTGAACCTTCCCATGGCGCTTCTCGTTGACTCTGACTGCAACTTATAGATCTACTATATTATTTGATTACCTAGAGTTTAGAATGCAGGGGAGCGCCATGGATATTTCAGACCGTGAACGGATTTGGAGAAACCCTCGCAAGATCAACGACTTTGCAACCGACATAGCATCCGAACTTGACTATTTCGTGTTCCGCTGCGCGGATTACGAGGCTCGCGCAAGATCCATTGGCGCAACAGAAACCGCCAACCGCTTGAAGAGCATTTCGGCCATATTGGCGGACTGTTTTGAGATGACCGTAGAGGTCGAGCAGACTTGCGCGGCGGTCAATACCGAGCCGATGACAGAATGTCCGCTTGACTTGCTGTTCGACACCAAGCCTGCAAAGCCAATGGTGATCCATACCAGGAAGCTGGATATCCGCCAGAAGCTTGGCGTCGTCAAATCTGTCTCCTACCGGGCAGAGAGCCCCCCTGCCCTTCAGATCACCTCATAGGCAATCTTCGGCAGTCTCTGCCGACGTTCGTGCGCTCTCTGGATGGCAAACCCGGCCTGTCGGCGCAGCATGACCGCATAGTCTGAGGGATGGGGCTTGATCAGCTTGTACTGGACTTCGGCGGAATACGGCCCCCGGCTGTCGCGGAAACAGAACCGGGCGTGCCAGCCGTCGAATTCATCCTTGAAGAAGTCAACGGAGATGTGACGTTCCCGCGCCAGATCATCCAGGATTTCGAGGAATTCAACGAGTTGGGCCATATGGTTCCTCAAAAAAATCGCAGGTTTCCAACCAAAGGTCGTTTCTGGTTGTGGAAAACATCTGAGCGCGGAATCGGATTTGTTAGAGCTGGGCGTCAACCGAACAATGAGAGGTCAAATACGCCCAATGCCCCCGAACGGATATCTTTTCCTAATCTTGGTATTCACTCTTGTGATGACAATCTACCGATGTACACCGCTGTAGGGTGACAAAGAAAAACCCGCCAGCCGGTTAAGGCTGACGGGCTTCTCGCATACCCCGCCTAGTTGGGGTGCTGTCGGTTCTTGAATGAGTAACCCCTCGGTATTGAGCCCGGCGCTACCGGAAGCCTGAGAGGTGTTGTTGACGGGGCGGCGCGAACCGTTATCGCTGCAATTCTTACGGTCTTGATCAGTTGCAGTCTGGGCGTTGGCGTTCCCCGCGCCAGCGCCCGTTCCGGATCTGAAAAATGCCCCTGCTTTTGTCCCCATCGTCTGCGGTGATCAACCCGCTCGTTTGGGATTTGTACAAGGGCCGCTAAACTCTCCTTGAGCGAAGAACTTAGGACCGGCAGCAAGCTACCGGTGGGTTAAACACAATTCTTGAACTTACATTTCTGACACTACGTTAACTCCGGGATTAAGTCAACCTCAAGCTGCGCGTTTTCTGTGACCTACACGCGCCCGATGCACCGCATTGAGAGCGTACCGCAAGTCGCCTATTTGGTGCTCGCAAACATGCCCTCTGACCATGCCGTCCAGAGCCCCGGCTAGGTTGGCCGTATTCCGAAGTTGCACCTGCATTTCCGCCACTTCTTCCTGTATGCGCGCCCATTGTGCCATAGCGAAGCGGCAGAACTTTTCGTGCGCTTCCTCGTTACCCGCTCCGATTGTGTCACGCGGCTCACGGGCGTGGTGCGGGTCATCAATCGCCGCAAGGTAAGATAACCGGGCACTTAAATAATGCACAGCGGCCTCGTACTGGTCCCGGTCGATGTCCTCTTGCGCGAACAAAAGCCCCTCAATCGAGCCCACAGAGCGCGCCAACTTCCTTGGAATACCGGCCCGGAGCCGGACAGCCAGAGCCGTTTCCATGATCTGCATTTCGGTTTCGCCCCTGCTTTTCCGGACCAATCTTCCATTGGCCTCACGCTTGCCGGACTTGCGCTTGCGACCTGCCATCACTACCCCCTGAATACTTCCTTCAGCATTGCGTTCACGCTTTCATCGCGCAGTTTTTGAAATTCCTTCGTGTAGATGATGTTTTCCGGGTATTCCCCGTTCCAGCCTTCTGCTGAGGCTTTGAAACCTCGTGTGAAAGCCTCGTCGAAGAGATGACGCTGCGCTTCCTCAAGAGCGATCCGGTTCATGAGCATTCCGCCGCCTTTCACTCATCATCCCGCCGCGTGGCAGTGATCTTGATGAAGTTGGAATCAATGTCGATGAAATGGCCTTTGCAGGTCTGAATAATGGAGATGATCGCGGCAGACAGTTCCTTGATGATGAAGTACGCACCAAATGTAATGCCGAACCAAACCCATATGTCCGAGACGTAGAATTGAAGAATCTCAAGCATGTCTGCTCTCCTTAAAATGGAATCTCGTCGTCCATGGGCCCGGATCCACCCGAC